CTATCATACTTCGCTAAACTAGCAGAAGAATAAGGATAAGAGTCCTAAAGAAAGACCCCTTCGGGGGTCTTTTTTATTGTGGATTTATTTCTGTGTTTTCAGTTGTTATTAATGTTGGACTTATATATTGAGAATTTTTATTATATTTTACTCCATCTTTAAAATCATTAATAAATTGTTGTAAGTATCCTGGTTTTAGTACGTCAATATTTCTTTTTTCTTCATTCTTTATAATTTCATAATCTAGATTAGTTACTTCATATCCGATTGTTTCTTTAATTAATTGAGCAGTTCCACCAAGTTCATCTGTTGTTAGAGTAACATTTCCAGATTCACGGATTGATGTCCAAGTTACTGGTGCAGCACCACTTGCTCTATATTGCAATCCAGGTCCATCTATTTTGAAAGTATCAGTAATACTTAGACCTTCTTCTAGAATTAATCTATTATTCTGGTCTCTAATTTCATTTGTTTCAAAATGATGAGTTGCATTTAGTTTAACTTCAGATCCATATTTTTCTAAGGCATAGTTATAAACTTGATTGTCACGTAATGGCCAATCTTCTCTAATATTATTAATACCTGCGGATAATATTATAACATAATCTAATTCAGAACTACCATAAATTTCTTCCGCAATTGTATCTGGTCTATCACCATCATTAATAATATACTTATTAAAAACAGTTGCTACATCTGATATATTAGAGTTAAATTTAACTCTACGAAATAAATTCTTAATAATAATATAATCACGACTAGAGACCTTTTCAGGTAAAGGTGATTGATATAATACGTTAGGTAAATCTCTAAAATATCCCATTAGAATCCTACTCCTGTACCTGGATCATTTCCAAAGTAATTACCTTGATCATAATCTTCAGCATATACTGGATTAATTTCTTTGAACATTAGTGAAACTTGTATATTCACTGGTGTTCCATCACCATACGTTGCATAAGTTCCTGATCCAGTGTAATTGGTACTCATATTAGTTAATGCACAAGGTTTAAATGAATTTAAAAATGGGTGATCTTTGCCATTACTTAGATATCTTAGTAAAAATACATCAGGTGGTTTTAAGAAAACACCACCATTACTTTTATAATCTGTAGCACCAGTTTTTGCTGACATAGATCTTTTTAATGCATTAATTATAGCTTTGACACGATCACTTTCTAGTTTACTTCTTGGTGAGAATGTTATATTAAATGGGAATGATCTAAGATTTACACCTGAAAATAGTAATTCAAGGTTAGAATTCAAAATTTGTCCAGTGGATCTTCCAAGAACACTTTGAACACTTACATTAGTGCCTAAAGAATTTAATGCTGCTCCACTTAATGCTGCTCTCAATCCATTAAGAACGTCAGGTGTTAAACCTGGAAATGTATTTTCAACATTATCAGACAATATCTTTTTTCTTAAATCATCAAATCCACCTGCAAGTCCACCAATTCCTTTTGCTCCTACAATATTTCCTGCAGCTGCCATTCCTGCTAGTTCCATTATATTCATAGTATCTTCACCCCAAGTTACGGAGTTACTATCACTTATTTGTTGTGGTATTGGTAATTCTATGAAATAGTTTATTTTTTCCTGAAACCCACTTGGATCACTACTTGCTGTTTTATTAACTTTAGCATCCATACCCCCCATATTTACAACAGAATATTCCATTGATTCATATGCTTTTCCATCTTTTACTTTATATGTTGGTGATCCAGTAAAGTATACACCTCCAACAAGTTTTCCACTTGATGCTGCTTTGTCTAAATCGACTGCATCTTTTCCTGATCTTTGATCATCAGTAAATGAACCACCTGCTTTAGGTGCAATATATTTAATCGATTTAATTAATAAAGTATCTTCTGATTGTCCTGTCGATCTACTTAGTGGGTATGTAAGTATTTTACTATCTGGAATACTTTTATTTCTAATACTATTAGCAGAATTTACTATTGCAGTTCTTTTACTTAATAATTTTCCTAGTCCGAACATCGACCCTAATTTACTATTATCAACTATTTAGACGAAATCTTGCAAAAGGAATTGAACGTAGTGATCTAAACTCCATTTCAGTCACATTGTATATCCCACTAATTACTTCATCAAAAGTATAATTTCTGATTGTACCCCAATGATAATTCAATCCACGAAAACCCCATTCTGGAATAACATCAAAAACTGCAACTAATGGATGTTGGTCATATCTTATGTTTGGTGTCTTTGCAAGGTATAAGAAAGTGTAGTATTTACCTGATTGAACACTTCTTGGATCTTCTTCTGTTAAAGCATCTGTAATGCTTATCATAAGATCATCTACGTCTTCAATTCCCACTAAGTCATCTAGAATTGGAGTAATTCTATTACTTTTCTGTTCTGCTAATTTTCTTCTTTGACCTTGTAGAAAAGTTTCTCTCGTTCCCATTATTAGATACCTAGTTCTTTTTCGGTTATCACTTTAAATTCCCATTGTCTATCTTTACAGTATTCTCTTGCTTCTTTCCATTTTGTCTGGTTTGTGGCATATGTATATGCTTCACGCATGTATCCTCTAGTTTGACGTTTTGGTTTTTTGGGTGGAGAACATTGTTTTAATGGTTTCACTTCAATAATGTATTTTTTTATTCTACCATCAGATTCTCTTACCTTCATATAGAAGTCTGGAAAATATCTATGAGGTTTTCCATCAACAGGCGATCTATATGGAATGGCAATTTCTTCACTATTCCATTCCAAAACATTGGAGTTTTTGTCGCAATAGATCATAAACTTTCTTTCCCATAATGATCGAAATATAATGTTGGTGGGATCACCTTTATATTTTCTAGGAAAAGATGGTTGATATTTTCCCTTATAAGCCATCTAAATAGAATTACATGTAATAAAAGTATTTAGAGTGCCAGCTCCAATTCCACAACAAATATCAAATATTTTACCTAAATTTCAGAATGTTGCTCAAACATCTCATTACTTAGTGAGATTTGGTTTGCCTTCTGGTCAGGTTTTTAATCCTAATGATTTAAGAGGTCATTTGAGAACTAAGGGTATTGATCCTAGATTTCAACTAGATGATGTTGGTTTATTGTGTTCTTCTGCTTCTTTACCTGGAAGTGCTTTTGCCACTGTTAATACTGTAGGTGATTTTCAGGGTGTTGTAGAAAGATTTGCTCATACTAGAAACTATACCCAATTAACTTTAGAATTTTATGTTGATAATTTATATAAGTCATTAAAGTTTTTAGAGCATTGGATGGAGTATATTAGTGGTGCTAGTCAACCAAATGTTACTGAATCTGCATATCATTTTAGAATGAGATATCCTGAACAGTATAAATCAAATGAAACTAAGATAATTAAATTTGAAAGAAATTATAGACAATTTTTAGAATATAAATTTATTGGAATGTTTCCTTTATCATTAAATTCTACTAGAGTTTCATATGAAGGATCTCAAGTATTAAAAGCAACTTGTAATTTTAGTTATGATAGGTATATTGCAGGTGAGTCAACTTCCTTTGCTATTGATAAAGGAGTTGCATTTAATGATAGAATGATCAATTCTCAAACTAATGCATATAATATGAGATATAATACATTAAATGAAAATTTATTCAATAGATCATCTACTACGCAGACTACTGGAAATGTAAGTGCTGGTGGAGTTCAACAGGTTTATTCTGCAAATGGTACTGAATTGGGTACTGGACCATATCAATCGAGTAGTGGTAATGAGTCAACTACTAATACTTCTAAATAAACCTCCTATATAAATATATGACTTGTTATTAGCATATTATGCCTTTACCAAAAATTGCAACGCCCTCTTATGAGTTGGTTATACCATCTTCTAAAAAGAAGATTAAATTCAGACCTTTTCTAGTAAAAGAAGAAAAAATTCTTATATTAGCGATGGAGAGTGAAGATACAAAACAAATTGCTAATGCAGTTAAAGATGTAATATCTTCTTGTATTTTATCGAGAGGTATTAAAGTTGAAAAGTTATCCACATTCGATATTGAATATCTATTTTTAAATATTCGTGGTAAATCTGTTGGTGAACAAATTGAGGTTATGGTAACTTGTCCTGATGATGGAAAAACACAAGTACCAACTTCAATTAATATTGATAGTATAAAGGTGCAGGTAGATGATAATCATTCGCAAGATATTGCCCTTGACGATCAATATACTTTAAGAATGAAATATCCTTCATTGGATGAATTTATTAAAAATAATTTCTCTAATATGGGTGATGTAAATGTTGATGATACATTTGATTTGATTGCTTCTTGTATTGAACAGGTTTATTCTGAAGAAGAATCATTTGCTGGTTCTGATTGCACTAAAAAAGAATTATCTCAATTTTTAGAACAATTAAATTCTTCTCAATTTAAGGAGATTGAAAAGTTTTTTGAAACAATGCCTAAACTATCTCATACAGTTAAGGTAATTAACCCAAATACTAAAGTTGAAAATGAAATTGTTATTGAGGGTTTACAAAGTTTTTTCGGATAAGTATGGCACATGAGGATCTTGCGTCATACTATAAAA